TTTATTTAATAAAGGGCTTACAAACGACTTTAATGCGACGATTGTTAAGTTGGCCTTAGGAAAGCATGGTTACAGTGAAAGGCAGCACACAGAGCATTCTGGAGAGGTTACTCACAACATGAGAGATATCACTGAAATGTCAGATGAAGAATTGGAAGCGGAGTTAAATAGAGATGACTAAGCCAAGATACCGCTATAATCAAAGAACAGGCGTTTGTGAGCTTTTGATTGCGTCTGACACAATGCCAGCTTTCCCCGAATATTTGAATCCTTATGATGCTTATCTTGCACAGGTTAAGAATGCAATACGTGTTAGTCGAGAGCGTCAATCAGCCTTTAGTAAATTTATTAAACAGTTGAATGGATAGAGCAGCCCTTGAACGCAAAGTCCTGATTAAGCGAGAGCTTCAGAGAAGAAAAAAGGAGCGAGCTTCTAATGAGTTCACTGTATACGGCATATACTCCAAAACCGGAGAGCTCTTAAGGTGCTGGCAAGACCAAACAGGAAAGAGAGATTTTAAGCTAGTAGACAAAGAGCCAACCTGTTTTGTAATGGAAAAGCTCGAACCTCTAATTTTAGAGAAATGCAGGGTTAAGCTAGTGTTTGGTGGTCGCGGTAGTGGCAAATCAGAAACCGTTGGTGGAATACTTGTAAGTCAGGCTAAGGATTATAAACAAAAAACGTGCTGTTTCCGCGAATACCAAAACTCTATTGAAGATTCTGTTCATGCCCTCCTAAAGGGTAAGATAAATCAGTTGGGCCTGCTGGATTTTAATCCCGGCAACACTAACATCGAGCATAAGAACGGGTCTGAGTTTAAATTTAGAGGCCTTTCTCGCAACCCTGACGGAATCAAATCTATGTTTGGGTTCAAGCGATTTTGGGGTGAAGAGGCTCAAGCTACCAGTCAAAACTCTTTAACTCTATTGACTCCAACGCTTCGAGAAGAGGGCTCTGAGATATGGTTTACAATGAACCGTATGAGCTCAGAAGATCCAATCTGCCAAAAATATATCAAGCCGTTTGAGAAAGAGCTCCTCAAGAACGGCATCTACAAAGATGATATGCACTTAATCATCGAAATCAATCATGATGACAATCCCTGGTTCCCCAAAACCCTCGATCAAGAAAGACGAAGAGATAAGGTTAATATGCCGCCGGCCCTATACCGACATGTTTGGGAGGGTGATTATAATGATTCTGTTGAAAATGCACTAATAGAGGCGGAATGGTTCGATGCATGTATAGATGCTCACAAAAAGCTTGGCTTCAAACCAATTGGAGCTCGCTTCGCGTCACATGATCCATCTGATACCGGTCCAGATGATAAAGGCTTTGCGTTGCGGCATGGCTCAGTTATTGAGATTGTAGATACGTCTAGCGTTGGAACTATAAACCAGGGAGGTGATTGGGCCACCGGGAAAGCAATTCAGTTAAGAGCTGACCGTTACACTTGGGATTGTGACGGTATGGGTGTTGGGCTTGCTAGGCAGACAGATAAAGCCTTTGAGGGCAAGTCAATAGACACGTCAATGTTCAAGGGTTCAGAAGCACCAGACAATCCAGACGCAATTTACAACCCGGTCGCCATTAGCGGTATTAAGGGGCAAAAAACCAACAAAGAGGTATTCAAAAACAAGAGAGCTCAGTATTATGTAGCCTTGAGAGATAGGGTTTATAACACTTATAGAGCAGTCGTGCATGGCGAATACCATGATCCAGAAGAGCTAATAAGCTTTAGCTCAGAGATTGAAATACTGTCTCAGTTACGGGCTGAGCTTTGCAGAATACCGCTAAAACCAAATGCTAACGGGCTAATTCAACTGTACACAAAGGATGAGATGCGGAGGTTGTTCAATATACCATCTCCAAACGCTGGCGACTCAGTTATGATGTTAATGCGTAATCATGTTACAATAAGCGCCAAACCTTATATTCCTAGACCGGTGCAAGTTATGGGTGCGAGATAATGCCAGGATTAACCGCAAACGAAATAAGAAACCTTCACGATAAAGCCTATCAACACGGTCAATCGACCCGAGAAAAAGCAGCCGACGACCTTTTGTTCTATTGGATTACCAATTGGGACGATAATTTTTTTACTAACGGGTGTGATTTAACCTATCGCGGCGAGTTCAACATGATTAGAAAGGCTGGCAGGCAAGTAATGTCAGGCCTAAAATCAAACCCAGTGAAAGTAGATTTTGAACCCAATGACGATGAAGACGACTCAGCCGCAGAAATAGCGGATGGCATGTATCGTACTGATATGAGAAACAATCAAGCCTTAGAAAGCGTTGATAATGCCGCTACCGAGGCTATTGTTTGTGGATATGGCGCTTGGGAGTTATACACCGACTTTAAGAAGAATCGAGAAGGTGACAACATTCAAGTTATTAAGCGTCGGCCACTGCTTGAAGCTAACAATCAGGTGATGTGGGACCCAAATGCGAAACTTATCGATAAATCAGACGCCGATTATGTTTCCTGCTTAGTTGCATACAGTGAGGACGGGTATAAAAAAGAGGTTGCTGACCTTACCGGCGTAGATCCAGATTCGGTCACACCAGGCTCCTTTTCATTCCCTGAGCACTCCTACGTATTCCCTTGGGTTGTAGAGAATGACGTTTATTACATGACCCGCTTTTACCATCGCGAAAAGGTTAAGGTAAAAATCTATATATTTGCCGATATCGTTGGTTCGGAAATGGAAGTCAGAGAAGATTCAATCGACGAACGAGAGGATGAATTGGTCGACGGCGGCTTTGATTTGGTCCGTGAGATTGAGTTAGAGGAGTTTCGAGTTACCCTATATATCGTTGGTGGTTCTGGTGATGTGCTCTATCAGGAGGTCATAGCTGGTGATAATATCCCCGTAGTCCCAATGTACGGTGAACGCGCGTTTGTCGAATCACAAGAGCATTACGAAGGGATCACTCGGTTAGCTAAAGATCCACAAAGGCTCAGAAACTTCCAAATGTCATACTTAGCCGACATTGTTTCTAAATCCCCACGAAGGAAGCCTATATTCCAGCAAGAGCAAATCGCCGGGTTTGAGTTTATGTATGAGCTTAACGGCTCTGATAATAATTACCCTTACTTACTACAAAATAGATTTGACGCTAACGGGAACGCCCTGCCAATGGGCGCAATTGGTGAGATGCCAGAGCAGAGCGCTCCCTCAGCTTTATTACAGTCATTTCCATTGATTGAGAAAGCTATAAACGATGTAGCAAGCGCTGATTTACCCCAAGATATCACCGATACAAACTTAAGCGGAAAGGCTCTAAGCCAGCTTCAGAAGCGGTTTGACATGCAGTCATATATCTATCAACACAATATGAAGTACGCCCAACGCAGAGACGGTGAGATTTGGGCTGGTATGGCTAGAGTTGTCTATGACACTGAGAGAAAGGTACCCCTTACAAAGCCTGATGGAACCAGGACAACCGAAACAATCAATCAACAAGAGATCGACCCTAACACGCTTCAACTGGTCACTCGAAACAATATTAAAGATACAACCTTTGATGTTTATGCGGAAGTTGGGCCTGATTACTCATCGGTTAAAGAGCAAAACCGCGAAGAGTTAAAAGATATGATCATGACTATGCAACCTGACGACCCAATGAGAGCCATCTATATGCTTACCTGGTCAGCCACTATGGACGGTATCGCAGCGTCAGATATTAGAGATTATGCACGTAAAGAATTAATTATGATGGGTGTCAAGAAGCCTGAGACTGAAGAAGAATTCGCAATGGTACAACAAGCCCAACAGGCTGCAGCACAACAAGCTCAACAACCCGACGCTATCACTATAGCCGCAATGGCAGAGGATAAGAAAGCCTCAGCAGACTTAGCGGATGCTGAAACCAAGCGATTGAGCGCTCAAACAGACCAGTTCAACGCAGACACCAAACGACTTGAGGCGACTATCAAGGCCCAAGAAGCTGGCATGAACATCCAATACAAGCAAGCCCAGACGGACGGCCAAAGAATTGACAATGTCAACAAAGTCACTGGTCGAGATTTAAGACAACGTGCATAGTGTTTGCCTATTCAAACTAATCTGATATATAATCATTCTATCTGGCGAGAGTAAACGCAACCCCGAATATAGGCGGTTTACCTATAGTTATCGTTACCAATACGAGGATAAAAACTTGGAACTATCTCTGAAAGAGCTTAAGGCTCAAAATGCGGAGGCTGAAGAATCTAAAGATGAGAATCTAGAAGATGAGCAGCTTAAAGACGAATATGTTGAGGTTGACCCTGAAACCGAAAAGCCTATTGAAACTGAAGAAGTTGAAGAGGATGAGGATGAAGAAGAGACTGAAGATTCAGAAACCGTTGAAGCCTGGGAGCTAGGCGAGGATCCAGAGGACTCGCAAGACGGCAAGAAGCCTGGGTTTATCCCTAATGCTGGCGCTAAAGCTTTGCGATTAAAAAACAAAGCCTTAAAGCAGGATTTGAGAGATAACCAGGGAGAGCTTGAAAAGTTACGCGCTGAAATTGACGCGTTGAAAATGGCTAAGCCTGCCCCTGTTGACGATAAACCGCCAACGTTGGAGCAGTGTGATTACGATGAAGCGAAGCATCAGCAGGCTACCTTAGATTATTTTAATCGACAGATAGACGCTAAACTCGCCA